TCAAGACCAGCTTGAATAACCCTATCCTGATTCTGTGAAAGAATGCGCAAACCAGCAAGCAATAGAACCGTAAATGCTTCAGCCATCTTTGGTGTAGACTTAATAATAGCATTAAGAATCATATCGATAATCTTTACAACAGCAGCCAAGAATTGTGGAGCAACAGCAGCAAATCCCTTTACCATTTCTAGCAAACCAAGAACGACGTTCTTACTAAACTCAGGAATGGCTTCGGATAGCTCAATTAGCGCTCCGACTAGAATTCCGACAGCCGTTGGACCTGCGATGGCGATTGCGGATAGACCGACTCCGATTAGAGCAATTCCAGCACCCGCCAATGCGAGTCCGCCTCCGATTAGCAACAATGCGGCGCCAAGTCCCAACAACGCCGGGATCGTAGGTGTTAGGAGTAGACCGGCAACACCCAGAACCGTAAGGGCGCCCGCAAGAGTTACCAAACTTCTTAGAATCTCTCCCCATGACTGCTTTCCTAGAAGAGTTAGAGCCGGAGCAAGCAAAGCAATACCTGCCGCGGCTGCAGTAAGAGCAATAGAACCGCCGATAGTACCCTTCATCAAATGTAGAGCACCAGCCAGAATAATGAGAGAGCCTGCAAGAGTACCAAGACCCTTAGCGATCTCTCGAACAGACATTCCACCCATTTTCTCAACAGCTCGAGCGATTCCTTGCAATGCAACTGCAACTAGTAGAAGTCCCGCGCCTGTAAAGACAACACTCTTAGGCATAAGCTTCATAGCGAGAGCAATGGAAGTAAGGCTAATAGCCACAGCAGCTAGACCCTTACCCAATACTCTCCAATTCAGATTACCAAGTCTCTCGATCGCAAGTGCTAGGATATTCAGACCAGTTGCAATCGCAATTAGCCCAGCTCCAGCGAGAACCATTCTTCCAGTAGGCATTACTCTCATTACTGCTGCAATAGTGCCAAGACCAACAGCAACTGCTCCCAGTCCCTTGGCGAGTTCAGTCCAACTCAATGATGCGAATTGACGAACAGCTAGAGCCAGGAGATTCAATCCTACAGCCAAAGCTGTAATACCAATACCAGCGGTAATCATTCCTCTAGAATTTGCTGATAGTGGAATAGATGCAGCTGAGAGGGCGCCAAGAAGAACAACTACGCCGCCTAGACCCTTAGCCAGCTCCTCCCAACTAAGCTGAGCAAGAATAACCACAGCTGCTGAGAGAAGTGTAATGGCACCAGCAAGCAAGATCATCGACGCGGCAATAACCGGCATCTTGATAAATCCCATAGTCTTGGAGATATTACCCAAGATGGCCATGGCGCCAAGAAGCTGGCCGAAAGCAACGGTCATTGCTGCTAGAGATGACTTAAGCCGATCGGGGTCCACAAAGGACAAGGCAACAACCGATGCCGCCAAGAGTGCAATAGCAATAGCGATCTCTTTTAGAGTCTTTGCCTTAATATTCTGCTGCATAGCGACCATTGAACCCTGGAGAGCACTAAAAGATCCAGTAATACTGCTGAGAATCCCTCCACCAAAGCCCTTACCGATCTGATCTAGGAACGTGCCCTTGCCGAAGAACTGCCTCAACATCAAGACAAGACCGGCAAAGAGTCCCGTACGAACAGCCGCAAACACAGCTTCGAAATTGATGTTAGAAACAGCGCCACCAAATGCTGTCCCGAAATTCTGAATAGCTTCGATCAATGTGTCGAAAGCAGGCTTAGCGACATTTCCAGAATTACCAATGATATCCAAGAAAGCTTGCCACGTATCTGCAACTGCAGCTGCGATCTTTCCAAATGGAGTCAAAGAAGCCGTAATTCCATCTAGTTCGTCGGAAAATCCCCCCGGGGAAAATCCTGAGAACAAATCTGAAATTGCCTTCGAAAATGCTCTAATCAATTCTAGCGGTGCTTTTAGGAAACCAGCAATTCCATCAAAGAAGTCACTGAGTCGATCACCCTTCTTAAGGGCAGCATCAATAGAAACAATGAAATCACCGATACCACCAGTGAAATTAAGGAAATCGCCCGTACCCTTACCCACAATACCGAAGAGTTGCGCAAAGACACCAAGAACACCACCGATAATCTGTTTGGCAATGCTGAAGAGAGCAAATATGCCGCGGAAAGTACGTCTTAGATTCTCGATAGTAGTTTCAGTGGGCTTAAGTGACTTAGCAAATTCGTTGAATCGCTTAGTCATATCAAAGAGATCTTTCCCTGTCTTAGCTGGGAAAATATCTCTAAACGCATCTTTAATCGGCTTAAGAATAGCGCCAAGGTTCTGGAACGCGGTCTTGATCGAGGTGATCAGAAGCGTTCGGCCACCCAAAGCTTTCCAGTCGCTAAGAACCTTGTTGCGAGCATTAGCCGAAGCACTGATAAAGCCGTTAACCGCATTTGAGATACCCGTAAAGAGTGTTTTCGCTTCACCAAAGTCACCAAATATGATCTGCCACGTCTGAGCCCAGCCTGATCCAGCAGTCTCCTTCGCAGTCGTCAGGACACCCTCGAGCGTCTTGACTTCCGTAGCAGCCTTCATAGCTGTATTCGCTGTCTGCTGGATGGACTTGATCTGAGCCTCGTTGAATCCCATAGCAGCGAGCTCAGCCTTAGACAAATCGCCCGTAAACTGCTCGAGCGTCTTAGTCAAGACTTCCGAGGTTAGCCAGGAAGCTTTACCCGGGCCCGCCTGCAATGACTGACGGAATGACTCTCCACCAATCTGGACATTTTTCATTGAACCGACAAGCTTAAGCGACTTTGCATCCAAATCGCCCATTGCTACTGCAGTTTGAGCCAAAGCGCGCTGGAAGACAGTACCACCCATACCCGCGTTGACAACTGAGTTCCAGTCCATAAGACTGACTCGACCAGCAGCAATAGCTTGTGAAAGCTGATACATTGCTGTCGATGCTTGCTCAGCATTTGAACCTGAAAGGGCGGCTAGGTTCGCAATACCCTTAATCGCGTTTGTTGCTGTATCCAGCTCAACACCGGCGGCCGTAAAGGTACCGATATTCTTAGCCATCTGACTAAAGTTATAGATGGTCTTGTCTGAATACTGGTTCAGCTCGAGAAGTGCTTTGTTAACTTCTTTGAGCCCAACACCCGCAGCCTGGGTATTTGCAAGAATCGTCTGGACAGCGTTTAGATTAGTCGTATACTCTGAGAAACCTGCTTTAAGAGGATCTAGAGTAAATGCTTTAACTAGTCTTGCGCCTGTGGCTGCAGCTTTAGTCGCAATCGTAGCAAAGACAGCTAGTGCTGCTACTGAAAGAGCATTAAGTCGCTGTCTGATTGCATCGACGCCTCGTCCAATGTGTCCAAGATCAATTCTCTTCCCAGCAGCATCAATATCGTGAAGACCTTTAGCTGCACCATCAAACTTAAGCGCAGCTTTAAGCTTATCGATGGAGGACAGAGACTGGCTAACGCCTGATTCGAACTTCTTATTTTCGAAACTCATAGCAACAATCTTGTCATCAATAGTCGCCATTAGACTCTGTTCACCTCCCTCATTGCTTGGGCTAGGATTTGGTCAAATATAGGTCGTATTGCAGGATTGATGTAATCTCTTCCTTCTACATATCCACCAGTGCCAGTGCCGTGTCCGTATTGCAGAATTACCGCAATCGGGATACCGTCATTTTCGCTGCTGTTATGCCAACGAATCGAGTAATATCCCGGCCGCTGAACGATCGTATAAGACCACGCACCGGCAGTATGTTTTGAATCCACTGGCGTAGCATTAGACAAAGCATTAACACCTAAAGATCCGTACTTACTCAGTACAGCAAACTGTTCCTGAGCTTTTAATCGACGTAGCCATCGTTCAGTGTTATTGAAAGATCCTTTTTCACTGAATGTAATAGGCATTATTCCGCCGTCAAACGAATGATTACAGTACCGTAACTTCCAGACCTTCCATATACTGTAGGTAGTCCATTTAGAGGCGATGCCTTGGCTCCACCTGCTTGACCTGGATAAATATCATCTGCTCCACTACCAACATCATCAAGTGGCGGAACTGCTGGACCGTATACAGATGTATTGGAAGGATTATAACTTCCACGTCCAGCATTGGTAGCTGGGTTACAAGTAGTGCCGTCGTACTTTCCGACTCCACCTGCTCCTCCGCCCCCACCTTTACCAATATTAGAGAAGAAAGTTCCATCTTCACCATCGGTACCCAGAGTACCTGGACCAAGTGCAGTTGGTGTTCCAGCTAATCCACCCGCAGCTCCTCCGCCAGCAATAATTCTATCTCCTACACCACCTTCACCACCATCAGCATTTGTGGTAACTGTAGCTGAGTTAGATTCAGCGCGCTTACCACCTTTGCCACCTGAAGCTCGACACGTCTCATCGTTGAACGACGAATATCCCCCATCAGTACCATCGGTAGTAAGAGCTGGATTACTGGCGTGATATGCTCCTAGGGAACCAGGCTCGCCAACTACAACTGGGCAAAGATCAGGCAACGCAGACAAAAGGCCTTGAACTCGATGAAATCCGCCACCTCCACCTGCTCCACCATAGTTTTTGATCAAAGTGCCGGTATTAACGGTGTCAATAAATCCACCGATTCCCCCACCACCACCGATACAAATTACATCAAAATTCGTATAACCCAATGCAACGTAATAAAGTGTATCAAAGTCTTGATTTTCAGTAAACGGTATAACTAGAGGACCAGCTTGGATCAAACTTCCAGCGAGTTCTAGTCTCATCGAGTCACCTCCTTCCTAACCCTTTGTTCCTAGTTGCTTTTTGCGCTGGGCATTGAGCTCACGATTTCTCTGAGCAAGTTCAGACCGACTCATCTTCTTCGGCTTAGCCTGCTTAATGTTACAAACTCGAATCAAAGTGAATAATCTATTTAGATGCCAACGTTCACATTCCCATGGAATCTGAAAACTGATCATCCAATAGTAAATTAATTCAGCAGTGATTACATCTCGAGAAGCTGGAGCACCAGGCGCCTCGCTAAACCAGGTCGCCGTCATCTTTGCCTCGAGGTAAGTGTTGATTGTCTTAATATTGTCTTCAGAGAGTTTGAGAAAAACCTCCGGAGCAATATTAGGGGTCAACGTCATAAGCTTTATGTATTCGAGAATCTCTTCTGAAGTTTTCTCGTCCTTACCCAAGAAGGGTTTCTCGTACATTTGCTCCCATTTTGACAGTGAGACCAGAGAATGCTCTAGCTCTAAAGTAACGTCATCCACCGTGACGAATTCTTGACTCGTTTCGTCGAAGTGTTCGACGCCTAGAACAACAATCGTGAGCATCCTCTGGCCCCTTTCTGTCAATTAACTGGATCTTAGTAGTCGAACGTCCAGTCGTCATCGCCGTCAATCGAGTAACCGGCGATTGCATTCGCGGTGACCTCAGCAGACTCACCAACACCTAGAGCAGGCTGAGCACCCGGTGCCTTATTGACGCCGTTGATCTTCCACTGCACACCAGTGACGGCAGGCAGAGTAACGACGTGGGTACCGGAGTTGTAGGTCGGCTGGTTGGCGGGCGTACCCGTATCGACCAGCGTGATCGCACCAGCGAAGAGACCGATGACCTCGTCCGGCGTCGGCAGGCGTGCATCGTTGCCTGCATCTCCGAACAGCTCCGTCTCGAGTAGAGCAAGAGCGTCTGCATCGACCTCAGTCGAATCGATCACGATCAGCGAGGTTGGCTTATACCCTGTAACTGGCGCAGGAGTCGTAGTGACCTCCCAGCTGAAGGTAATTGCCTCAGGCGAATCGTTGATCGTCGAGTAAGCCTTCTCCGACGGAGCGGCCTGGCAACCATAGAGCAGATGAAGCTTGTAGCCAAACTCAGTACCCTCGACATCGTTACCAACCTGAGTTCGGTAAACCATACCGAAGAGCCTGCGACCCTGCTGTCCAAGCACAAGACCCGGCTCCGGAGTAGCAAGTCCATCCATCTCTGCAAACTCATCTGGATATGTAAATGCTTCGATAGTCGCGCCGAACTCTTCGGCGGAGATCAGATTCAAGTACTTGATATTGTCAGCATACTGAGCAGAAGGCTCAGCGCCAGTAGGCGACTCGGTGACCGTGACTAGACCATTCCAGGCAACACCCTCGTCGTACACACCCGACTCATTGGGAATGTACAGAACACCATGGTCTACACCAGTCTCGTACACCTTTTCGCCGACGCCATCCCATGTCAGCTCGGCCATTCTTTCGTCCTTCCCTTAGAAGTAGACACTGTATACATCGTGATTTAGATTATCAGCAT